CTGCACGGGCGGGTTCTGCTGCCCGGCGGTCGGCCGCCAGATGCCTGCGAACACTGGAATGCAGATGCCGGAGAGCGCTTGCTGTATTTGTTTCATCAGCTCACACCCTTCACGATCGATGCCTTTAGGCCGAGGTACCGGCGCTTGAACTCATACTCTCCGAGCGTCGAGATGATCCACTTCTCGTCCCGGAACTTCACCCACATGCCGGGCTTGATGTTCTCCCGGTAGCGGATCGTGAAGTTGATCACGGCCTCCGAGTTCACGGTATCCGCAGCTCGGAAGTGCTGGTTGCCAGCGTCGGTAGCTGCGGCCCACACCTTGCAAACGACATGATCGGTCGGCTCCGGGTAGCCGTTCTCGTTGATGATGTTCTCGGTGTACCCGATCTCGACGAGGTTGCGAAGATCGCCCGGATGCGGATCGCTCTCGAAATTCTTGTAGCCACGCAAGGTACTTCACCTCCAGGTCAGAAAAACTTCTCTACATCGCGGTAGGGGTACAGCAGATTTTCAAAGGCCAGCCGCATCGCGAGGTAGACCTGTTTGTCGGGATTATCCCGGTTCTCATGGTAGTGGCTGACCATGAGTAGCACCGCCAACCGAACCGGCTCCGGCGCAGTATCGGCAAAAGATTCTCGGCAGAAATCCTCCGCTGCGGCCTGCGCCTGCGCGATCAGTGAGGCAAGGTATTCATCCTCATCGTCATATTGGATCCGCAAGTGTGCCTTCGCTTCAGGGACGGTCACGATCATCCGCCATCACCGCCCGTCAT